ACAATGCTCACACCCGGCTACGCTCAGTCATGCCATGCCCGAATATAGCAGAATGAGTTTGTGTCGATCGTCGTATAGGCCGCATATGTCACGGGGAAGGTCGCGTGACATGACTGACAGACCCATGGATTCCGCGTTCCGGTGAAGCTCCGCGATGGTCTTGTTATCCACATTCCTCTCTTCCGGAAGTATTGTTTTTCGAGAAGTACTTTTTTGCTGTTTGTCAAGTTCTGCTTGACAGTTGGAGTGTCGTATGTGATGCTTGAATCAGCTCATCTACCGAGTTGTAGAAGGAGTCTCCAGGGTCGCTGCGGCGGCCCTTGCTTTTTATTGAACGCAATTCCCGTTCAAACTTGACTGATCATATTCTTTCAGAAGTTTGTTGAAGCTATGATCATGGTCGACGTAGTAGGCGGTGACCAACATGCAGTAGCCTCTGTCCTTATGTGGTTCCAGCACGACTAGATACCGTTCTGATTCAATGAGGATATATAACCTATCGCGGCCATGCTTATGCTTCCTCCAGATTAATGGCGCATCACATACCTCATAATGGCATTGCGGACAATCCTTTGCGTTGTCAATCGTCTTCCGTGGAAACCTGATCCGCTCACATCTACGCAGATCGACATTCCTCTCGCCGGTTGTGTAGTCTTCGACGCTGGTGATGTGGAAAAACCCAGCCCATTTTCCGTCGGTCTCCTCTTTCTGGCGGCGTACGGAAACTCTGAGGCCGTCGAATGGATAACGCCCGAATTCTTGCGCACTTTCGGATTCCGGCCCTGACGTAAGAGGGCATGGCCCGCGTCCTGTGTACGATTTTCATTCGCCAAAACAAAAAACCGCGATTGGAAGCCAGGAGACGGAACCATGCCCGAGAACATCATACAGATCGACCAGAACCTGCTCGAGACCAGGCTCGACCGGCTGATCACCGAGAAGATGACGCAGATCCTCAACGCGATGCTCGACGCCGAGGCCGACGAGATCACCGGGGCCGCCAGATACGAGCGCAGCGGGGGACGGAAGGCGTACAGGGCCGGCCACTACGAACGCAAGCTCACCGCCAAGGCCGGCAGGCTCGAGCTGAAGGTGCCGAAACTCAAGGGCGCCCTGTTCGAGTCCGCGGTGATCGAACGCTACCGGCGGCGCGAGCAGAGCGTCGAGGAATCCCTGATCGACATGTACCTGGCGGGCGTGAGCACCCGCCAGGTCGACGACATCAGCCAATTGCTGTGGGGAGACCGCATGCCCTCGCAGACATTGAGCGACAAGCTCAAAAGGATCTACGGGGAGATCGACCAGTGGCGCACGAGGCCGTTGGAATCCGAATACCCGTACGTGTTCGTGGACGGCGTGTGGCACAAGCGCTCATGGGGCGGGCGCGTGGAGAACGTGAGCGTCCTGGTCGCCATCGGAATCAACGCGGAGGGGCATCGCGAGGTCATCGGCGTCACGGAGGGCATGAGGGAGGACTCGGCCAGCTGGGAGCAGTTCTTCAGAGGCATGATCGAACGCGGCCTGAAGGGCGTCAGGCTCGTGGTCGGCGACCGGTGCGCCGGACTGGTGGCCACGGTCGGCTCGATGCTGCCCAAGGCGAAGTACCAACGCTGCATGGTGCATTTCATGCGCAACGTGCTCTCCAAGGTCCCGCCGATCCACAGGGAATGGGCGTCCGCCGCCCTGAAGGCGGTATTCGCCATGGAAAGCCGGGAATCCGCGCTGGACAAAGCCGAACAAGTCGCCGCGGAGATGAGGTCTAGGAGGCTGAGGGCCGCCGCCAACTGCCTGCGGGAGGGCGTCGGCGAGACGACGACCTACCTGCTGGACGAGTTCCCGGACGGGCACCGCAGGCGCATCCGCACGAACAACATGATCGAGCGGTTGAACAGGGAGATCCGCCGGCGCACGCGCGTCGTGGGCGGCTTCCCCGACGGGAACAGCGCGCTCATGCTCGTCTGCGCGCGCATCCGGTACGTCACCGCGAACGAATGGTCGACCCGCCGCTACCTCGACATGTCCCGGCTCGATGACAACCTCGTGGAAGCGAACTGATCATCGCTCCATGGACGGCCATGATCCAAAGTGCGCAACTTTTCGGGCACTACCAGTGAGCGATCCACTGCAACTCATCACCGAAAAAATTCAAGAGCAGTCGGCGCTTGCCGACGCATGAATCGAAAGGAGAATCCGAAATGAGCATCAATATTCCGGCCGAGACACCGGACGAATCCACGAACCCGATCTCCGTTGAGGAGTTCGAACGCCTGCACCCGGCGATGCTGGGCGCGATAAGGAAAGCCGTCCGCGAGGAATTGGAACTCTCTCACGCGGACGGCCGAACGTCAGCTGATATTCAGCGCACGTTTGATCTTCAACTGGTCGTTCCGGATGTACCGCTGGTATTCGGCGATGCCCTGCACGGCATCGGCCAGCGACACGATGGCCTGCTGAATGTTTCCGGATTGTGCGTAGGCCTTCGCGTCATTAGCGGAATTCACTGGATCGCGTTGCATGTTATCACCTCCCTTGCCGACGGGTGGGACGACATCGAAGCAAGGCGTTCGCTCGGTCACATCGTCGGATTCATCGACATCGATGTGGTCGACCTCGTGGACATCGTCATCGACACCATCAACAAGGAGCTGTGATGGAATCAATGCCTCTGGCCGTAGGTCAGGCACTGCTCGACTTCGTCGTTGCGTCTCGCGCCGAGCTCCGTAGTGTAAGCGACGTGAACCGTCACATGACAGGATCCACGTCCGAAGTAGGCGAAGCCGGGTTGGGCGTTCAGACGGTCGATACCGGCCTGGTCTTCGAGTATCTGCTTGGAGAAGAACTCGCTTTCGAGCGCGACCTCTCCGAACGGCACAACCTCGTCGACGTGCCGTTGCGCAACGGTCTGGTCTTTGAAACGGACGAACACGGACACGTCTCGTGCCATGTCGGGGCAATCGTTGACAAGGAAGACGGTCGAGGTTTCTCCATCGTATTCGACCCGCCACTTGTGGACCGTCTGGTCGGCGGTGACGGACAACGCCCGCTGGCTGATCGAGTTCGCGTCTGCAGCTATCTCGTTCGCCTTTCCTGCAAGGCGGTTGGCCTGCTCGGCGGCACGCTTCGATTCGACGGCGATCCGGTTGGCTTCCTCAGCCGAGCCGTTCGCCTGCTCCGAGAGCTTGTTGCCATGGCGCGCCTGGAACAAGGCGACACATCCGGAGACACCGCCAACCAATCCCGTGACGGCGCCAACGACGCCGGTGATCGCATTGATGTCCATTCCACCGATTCTACGAACGGAGGCGAACGATGAAGGTTCTTATCCGTGTCATCCTGCGACAGTCGCTGTTCGCGCTCTGGCTTGCCGCCATATGGGTGCTGTATTGCACGCCGGCGTGCACGCACCCCATCGAACATCTCGTCGCGGCGCCGTTCGCGGTGCTCATCCCTACGGCTGTCATCCTCCGCCGCCTGTTCTCCGACCCCCGCTTCATCCGATGGGTGGACGAACTCGAGCGATGAAAGACCTGGGCGGCTCCTCACACATTGCGGCATGGACGTGGTTCGTCATGCGCGGCCATGCCTGAACCGCCCGCGCGTCAAGGAAAAGACGTTAAAACCAGCCGGACGGGTCATCTTCTCTCTTCTCCTCCCGCCCGGCCCTCGCCGGGGCCCGCGAACGGATGCGGGCGCCATGGATCGGCGTGTTGAGGTCACGTCGGCGGATGGATGCGCGGTTCGAATCCGCGTCCCGGCACGACATCAATCCAAAGGAGGAAAACGTTGCCAAGCAAAACACCAAGCAGGCCGGAAGGCGAGAAGTGGTTCGAGTGGCCGCTCACACCCGCCAGCGTCGGCATGACGGCCGCCGAACTGATCGGCGAACTGTACGAGACCATCAGCGCGCTCAACCGCGACCGGGGCTGGAACCTCACCATGGTCGCGCCGGCACGCTTCGGAGACATCATCATCGACCGCGAGGCCGGATGCCTCCGCGCGAAATGCGCATGGAAGGCCAAGGATCCCAGCCAGCTCGGCCCGGAACCGGCCGGATACGTGAAGGGAGCCTGACATGGCCATCGGAGAGACCGTCATCACCATCATCGGCAACCTCACCTCGGATCCGGAACTGAGAACCACCGGCCAGGGCGCGCAGGTCGCCAGCTTCACCATCGCCAACACGCCGCGCAACTTCAACAAGCAGACCGGCCAATACGAGGACGGTTCGACACTCTTCATGCGATGCTCCGCCTGGAACGAATTCGGGCAGCATTGCGCCCGCTCCTTAGCCAAGGGCATGCGCGTCATCGCCCAGGGCAGACTCCAGCAGCGCTCGTATCAGGCGCAGGACGGCTCGAACCGCACCGTCGTGGAGCTGCAGGTCGACGAGCTCGGCCCATCGCTCCGGTACGCGACGGCGCAGGTCCACCGCATCAGCCGCCAGGACGGCCCCGTCTACGGCAACCCCGCCTCTCCACAGCCGACGACCGTCAACACCGGCGCCGGCGGCTGGAGCCAACAGCCGAAGCAGACGCAACAGCCCGCGCAACCGGCTCCGCCTGCGGATGATCCGTGGAGCGCGCCGACAGACGGCCAGTCATCATTCGGAGAATTCGGCAAGGCCGACGGCGAGCCGGACTTTTAAGGACAAGGAGCATCAATGAAAGCCACAGAACAGCAGGCGCTCATCCAGCAGGAAGCCACACCGGACCTGCTCATCGACCTCATCGGCAAGACGCAGCAGGTCACCAAGGCTGCGGCCGTCGTGCTCAAGGCATGCCGCGCATGCATGGACACCAAGACCAAAAAGGAGCACATCGACAAGTGGGGCGGCATGCACGCCATCACCGAGGTCGTGTACGACTGCGCCGACCTCGCCCAGCGCATCCTGGACGCCGGTCTGGCCATGGAGAGCATGTGCGCGAAACCCGCCTCGTCACGGCAGATGATCCTCATCGACGACCTGCGCCGCAGTCTCGACATGGACGATGGCGACGTGGAGGCGACCGTCGATCCGGACACCGGCGAGATCGACTGAACCACAGGAAGGAGAAGAAGAGATGTGGTTTATTGTCGACGACCAGATGGCTGACGACAGGCGCATAAAACGCCTGCCGCTCGCCACCGTGGGACTGTGGATCAAGCTGTGCGTCATCCACTCCAAAGGCGTCTCGATGCAGGCCAAGGACCCGGCGGCATACCCCGGCCACTTCGACCAGCTCGACCTCAAGGACGCCGGAGGCACCATGAAACAGCTCCAGCAGCTCATCGACTCCGGCCTTATGGAGGAGCACGACGGCGGATGGCGTCCCGTCTACGCCGAAGGCATCTGCAGGGAGCCGCGAGTGTTGACCGAAGAGCAGCGCGAGGCGCGCAGAAAGGCCGGAAGCAAGGGAGGACGCCGCAAGGCGGCCAACCAAAAAGCCAAGCAGACGTCTGGCGACTTGCCGGAAAACAGCCAAGCAAACGGAGAGCAAAACAGTAGCGAGACAGGTAGCAAACCGTCTAGCAAGTTGCTAGGGGACAGCCAAGCAAAAACATGGCATAAAACCGATACCGATACCGATAATCCCTCTCCGACCCCTCCCGCCGGCAAACCGAAGCAACCCGCCACGCCGGAATCCGGCTTCGACCGTTTCGCCGAAGCCTATCCCGGATCCGTCGGCGCGAAAGGCCGCAAGACCGAAGCCGAAGCCAGAGCCCTGTATGCGGCCATCGCCGGAAACCCTGTCGAACTGCCCCGACTCCAGACCGCGCTCCGCCGCTACAAGCACGCCGTCAACGACGGCCAAATCCGCAGCGGCCACATCCCACGGCTCAACACATGGCTCCGCGACCAATGGGAGACATGGGCGCCCGAACCCGTCACACCCACACGCCAGCACAAGCACACCTGGAACTGCGAACACGTCCACCAGCTCATGGATCCACATGAGGACGAATACGACCACACCGGAAGCCTCCGCAACGGCAACCCAAGCGAATGGTGGAAGGCATGCCAGGCGTGCGCAGACGAACTCAACAACCAAGAAACCAGCAAGGAGAAGCAATGAGCAGCTACCAAAGCAATCAGATCAAGCTCGTCAACACGAGCCTGATCGACCCCCACCCCGACAATCCACGCAAGAACATCGGCGACGTGAACGACCTCGCCGCCAGCATCAAAACCAACGGCCTCCTCACGCCCCTCAGCGTCGTACCCAACGGCGAGCGCTACAGGGTCATCGCCGGCCACCGCAGGCTCGCCGCATGCAAACAGGCCGGAATAAGAGCCGTCCCATGCTTCGTGCTCCAGCTCGGCCCATTGCAGCAGTTGGAGGCCATGGTCACCGAGAACTGCCAGCGCGAGCAGCTCACCGTGTTGGAGGAGGCTGACGCCATCCAGGGCATGCTCGACCTCGGAGCCACCACCGCCAGCGTCGCGCACAGGCTCGGCCGAAGCAGCGACTACGTGCGTGACCGCGCCAAGGCCGCCAGCATCAAGACCGAGGTCAGAGCATCCCGCGACGATTTCGGCCAGATCTCCATCGGTCAGCTCGTGGCCATCGTGCGATATGACGGCCAGCCGGACAGGCAGAAGAAGCTCGCGCAGGCGGCCGGCACCTCGAATTTCGACTACATCCTCCGCAACATCGAACGCGACGACCGTGCCCGGCAATGGGTCGAATCGGTCGCCGCGCTCCTCGTGGAGCCCGACAGCGGCATCAACCTCATCCCCGACGCCGAAAAGGAAGCCCGACGCGCCGCCGAACAAGCCGAACGCGACGCCCGCCGGCACGCGCTCGAGGAATACGCCGCCGCATCCGCGGACAAGCGCATGGCATGGCTCCACGGCCATCTCCACGGCATCAAACGCGACAAGCTCATCGAAACCACGGCCCGGCTCGGACTCCCGCAGATCATCGACCCGAACCCGCAGGGCTACACGCAGGCGCTGAGCACATGGAACGACGCCGCATGCGGTGGCGAACAATTCACCACCATCAGCGGCATCGACCCGGAACGGGCGCTCGCCGAACTCCGCTACCACCTCGACGAACCCGACTGGGCGGTCTGGGCGGTGCAAATCCTCGCCGCACGCATCGAATGGTTCATCGACCCGACCGACTGGACCACCGTCAACGACATCGGCAGACGCATCCCCGGCTACTACCAGATCCTCCAAGACCTCGGATATACGCCCGCCGACGACGAAACCAGCCACCTCGACCAGCTCGCCGCCGCCATCAGCGAAGCCGACGAAAACGAAGAAGACGAGGAGAACAACCAATGACCAGGGAACAACTCGACAAACTCGCCCAACTCCTCACCGACACCGCCCAGACCGCCAGCACAATCGAACTGCGAGCGCTCGCCGGTGGCAGGGCGGATGACGGCATCGTGGCGTTGGCGGCCGGGTTGAGGGCCAATTGCACTTCGTGTTTGGTGCTGGTTGACGGTCTGATGCAGGAGGGGGTGCGTTGTGAGTGAGTTTGCTGATTCGAAGCGTGCCGCTTTGGAGCGTCAGGGTTGGCATTGCCTGCGTTGCGGGACGAACATCCATGATCCGTCATGCTGGCCTGGACGCTCCGGCCATCACCGTCAACTGCGGCGGGCGGCGGATCCGGATGTGCGGCACAGTCCGGCCAACATCGTCGAGTTGTGCGGTTCGGGGACGACCGGCTGCCATGGGTGGGTCCACCAGCATGTGAAGGAGGCCGAACGCCTCGGGCTGATAGTCCCGTTCGGCATAGATCCTCTCTCCACCCCAGTGCGCGACTGGCAGGGGAGATGGCTCTGGCTCAACCAGGACGGCACGGCCACGCCATTGACCATGCGCGAAACATTGACAATTCAAACGGAAGGAATGACAAATGCACGAGAATAACGGCAAACCGGAGGCGCTGCTGTGGATCGACTTTGAGACCACAGGCGTGGACAGGCGCAAAAGCCTGCCATTGGAGATCGGTATGGAATGTACCGACATGCTGGGCGAACAAAAGTTCGGATCATTGTCCCGCATCATCCGCCCGGACAGACTCGACCTCCTGTCCATGAGCCCCGTCGTCTTCTCCATGCACACCGACAACGGCCTGCTGTTCGAACTCATGGGAGGCTCCGTGCGCAATGACAGCATGGTCGTCGTGGCCAACGCCGTGGAGGAATTCCTTGACTCGCTCTCCCAGCGCTTCTCCCTCGTCCCCGCGGGGACCAACGTGGACTTCGACCTTGACTTCCTCCGCCGACTCAACCTCAACCCTGACGTGTGGCTCACCTACCGCAAATACGACATGGCCACCATCCGCCGACTCGTCACCGTGCTCGGCGCCCCGGATCCATACCAGGGCGACAGCGGCACGCACCGGGTGAAATCCTGCATCGCACGCGACATCAAAGACTACAAGGCCATGCTCGAGACACTCGCCGTCAAGACGGGAGACCACAAGTGAGAAAGACCATCAGCCACCTCGCCGACCGGCTCGGAGACGCCATGGCCACGCTGTTCACCCTCCTCGCGCTGCTGCTCATCCCGCACGCCGTCATCAGGGCGATCATCGGACAGGCGCTCCACCAGTGGACACCAATCACGTGGCTCGCCATCCACACCGCACTGATCATCGCGGCGCTCGCCACCAGCCTCGCCAGCTATGCGATCGCCGCACTGCTCGCACCGCCAAGACCGGAGACCCACCAATGACCGAAGACCAGCAAGACCAGCTCGTCATCAGCCTCGCCACGCAATACACCGTCGCGCACGCCATCTACAACCGATTCCACGCCAACGGCCACCGCAAACACCTCACGTGGGAAAACCTCGACGACGACGGCCGCGAACCATGGCGCCTGATAGCCAAGGACGCGATCACCGAGATGCTGGCCAGCCCGGAGATCGGAGGAACGGCATGAGCCACACCGCGATAATCCTCCTGGCGCTCGCCTTCCTGATCGGCTGGATGGGTGGCCGGGAATGAGCATCATCGTCCCATTGCACAAGTGGCGGTCGGCCGACCCGGCCATCCTGATCGGCCGCCGCTGCATCGCCCAAACCGACCAGGACGTCATCATCGACGGCCGGCTCGAACTCATCCGCCGGCCGGACGGCACCGCCAGCCTCCGCTTCCAGGGCATCGGAAACGACATCATCTCCCACGATCCGAACACATGTTCCAACAGGATGAGCGCCGGAATACGAAGCCTCGCCATCTACGGAAAGGAATGAAATGCACACCGTCAGAATCGCCACCAACCCACGCAAATGGCGCAGACCTGCGCCCTGCCCGGCATGCCGCAAGTCCCGGCCGCTCATCCTGACCCTCGACGCCATCTACAAACTCCGCACACGCAAACCGGTCAACACTATCTACGGCTGCATCTGCCCCAACTGTCGGCACAAATGCATCCTCCACGTCGACGGCAGAAGCCTCAACAAAGCCATCCGCCTCTGGAACCACCACGCCAGCCACCATCAAAGGAACGAACAATGAGAAACACCATATGCGCCGCCCTCACCGCCATAACCCTCGTACTCTGCGCTGCGCTCGCAGGATGCGGCAATGCGTCCAAGACGTCTACCCCGGCCCACGCCATCGCCGCCACCGGCACCACATGCTCCAAAAGGTCCAGCGACGACATCAAGGAATGCATCGTCACACTGTCCGACACGAGGCAAGTGGTCTGCGTCGTCTACTCGGGCTACCAGAGGGGCGGCCTGTCATGCGACTGGAGCCATGTGAGCGGCGCGGACAAGGAGCCGGCAAGATGAGCTACAACGTCGTCACCCAGGAAGGCGTCAGAACGTTCGAGAACATCGACGATGCCGGCGACTACGCGCAGGCCATGTCCTTGAGGACTGGCGAGCCGGCCAAGGTGTTCCATGCCAAGACCTGACTCGTCGCATTCACCGTCCGCCCAACCACGAAGGATACGAAATGAGAATCAATTTCAACAGCAAGGATGGCGTTTTCGCCATCAAAGCCGAAAACGAAGAGGAAAAAACCCAGCTCAAAACGTCGGCGGTCGCCATCTGCAATCTCATCATCGATTTTTTCGACGGTGAAGTCCAAGAAATGAAGGCGGCGAAGGAATGAAACGCATCACACTCAAGGACACAAAATAAGCAATCGAAGTTATTTGGTGCCAAGGCCGCCAGCGTTCGACCATGAGCATCCCAGACCGAAGGAGGAAGGCGAGGTGCTGTACTGCGGAAATTGCCAAAAATGGTACGTATCATGGTTTCCCCTCACCGAAGTCAAAACCATATGGGGCCGCCGCCCCGAATGGTGGATACGCATCTTCCACCGCAAACCATACGAGACGATCATCCAGCAAATACGAAGGGAAACGAAATGAAAGTGAAGAAAACCCTCATGGACATGATCATCAAATGGCATCAGGCCGGATACAGCCTCGATGAGATCGCGCCACTGATGCCACAAGTCACCAAAGAGGAAATCAAAGCGATCATCCAACACACCCGCGAATAACAAGAAACCCGACCTTCCGGCCGGGCTCCTGGCATCACCACAAACCAGACTACCACGCCGGAGGGAATCGAACAAATGTACGAACCAACCAACGAATCCCAACCAACCACCACCAACACCACAACAAACACCAGCCAAACAACACCAGCGCTCGCCGGTGTGTGCCTCGTCTGCGGCGGAGGATGCGCTGTCGGCGACACCATGTGCGCGAAATGCGATGGGCTGATGCGTGGCTGGCTGCGGGAATATCCATCATGGTTGGATTCGCTGCATGAGTTCCTGGACTCGACCGCGCACTACGGAGGCCGCCAGCCTGGACGCGTCAACCTTCCAGCCGCGCCGACGCCAATCCGATTGCCGGTGCTCGACCACATGCAGGACATCGAGGATGCCGCGATCGCACTCTGGCGCCGGTTGTATGCTCCGCCTGCCATGCCTTGGGCTACCTGTGGCGTGCATCCGCCGCTGGTGGACATGCTGCGTGTCTGCGCCGGCAGTCCTCGACTGCGCCGCATGCCTGATATCGCCGACTTCTACCATGAGTGGGAGTCGATGGTTCGAAAGACGCTGGACATCATCGACGTGCCGCCTGCGAAACATGGCATCGGAAGATGCCCGAACCCGCTGTGCGGAGTCGAACTGTCGGCGCCCATCGACGCGGTCGAGGTCACCTGCCCCGTATGCGGCGGCACTTACCGTGTGGTGGACGTGCGGCTCGGCTTCCTGAAGGAGTGCATCGCATCCGGCAAAGCGTTCACGGCAGTGGAATGCGCCGAACTCCTGCGCGAATGCGGGTTCCAATGCGGCGTGAACACGATCTACTCGTGGCGCAGTCGCGGCAGGATTCAACCAGCCGGCAAGAACGGGAAGGGACAGCCGATCTACCGTCTCGCCGACGTGCACGGGCAGCTTTCCCGACGCGACTCGATTTGACGTTTCTCGAAGTGCAAGGCATAATTGTCAGTGGATTAGAGGGTTCAAACCGAGGTGACTTGGTTTGAACCCTTTTCATATCCACCTTGGATTCTCCTAACTCCTTGGGCTACGTAACACCGTCCTGCCCGAACGGCATATCGGACACGCTCCGCCCACTCCCGTCAGAGTGGACATACCCCAATGTGGCAGGCAAGCCAATCCCGTGCTTCCGTGATGCGGTGATGCTCAAATCCGCCTGCCGGTATGCCTTCGTAGGAATCAGTGGTAGATCGTACCGGCCGCGAGTCTTTATTGGATTCTCTTCCTTGTGGTCGCGTGTGGACGCGGGTTCGAATCCCGCCGAAGGCACCCATGAAACAAACCCGGGGTAGGGGTATTCGCAGATGATGGGGAGCCCCTACAAGACACGGGAGTGTCCATATACGGGAGCCCCTATACCGGCATTCCAGCAAGCCAACGGCGAAGATAATCATTGATGCATCCATGACACCCCGGGGCTCATACATGTGGGGAGGCCACATGAGCAAGCGGCGTAACGAGCGTGTCAGCAACGGCTGGCGGCGCAGACAGCTCAGGGCAAGAGTGCTGGCCGCATACGACGTGTGTGCCATCTGTGGCAAGCCAGTCGACAAGACATTGAAGACACCACATCCGATGAGCGCCGAAGTCGACGAGCTCGTACCGGTCTCACGTGGCGGTGATCCATACAGCTTCACTAACTGCAGGCTCACGCACCGCAGATGCAACAGGTTCAAGAGCGACAAGACAGACGAACACGCACGAGCGCTGCTGGCTGGCAGACAGGAAGTGAAAGCAAGCTCGATGCCGTTCAAAACGTTCGGCATCTGACTCCGATACCAGGGCGGGGTACCCGGTCATACCCCCTTGGGGTAGCCTCGGGTGCAGTGCCGATATCCCTCCCGGAATGCAAACGTCGGAAACAGGGAAACAACGAAAGGTCGGAAAGCGAGGGAAGCGCCGATGAAGTGCGAACTCTGCGGCAAGGAATTCCAGCCTTCCGGCCATGGGCGGCCTCAGAAGTACTGTTCCAAGTCCTGCCGCCAGAAAGCCGATTATCGTCGGAAAAAGAACAGGCCCGCACAGGACCGGAACAGTAAGCCGCCCGTCAAAGCCATGGAAACGAAACAGAAGCCGGAGCAGGATCTCGACCAGCGGAGTTTCGAGAGGATGATGGACGGCAGCATGCTGGACATGCTGCGCGCCAACCGCGACCGACTGCAGAAGGCCATGGACGACACGTCCACACCGGCAAACGCACTGCCAGCGATCAGCCGCCAGCTCATCGACGTATGCGAACGCATCGAATCGCTCCAAGGCGGCGGTCTGACCGACCTGCTGGACGATGAGGAAGACGAGGTGACGGACGATGTCGGAGCGTCGATTGTCTGAAATCGCCAAGGTCCTCCGCCAGCCGGAAGGCATCGTCGGCAGCGAGTTCACTCGAATCAACAAAGCCGCGCGCAAGGCTGGCATCCGTTTCGACTTGTGGCAGCAGGGCTTCTTGTGGCTTCTGTTCGCCAAGAACGCGGAAGGCAAGTATGCGTGTGGCGCGGACGGCGCCGTGCTGTCCAGCTGCAGGCAGATCGGCAAGACCTTTACCGTCGGCACCGCGTTGTTCCTCAAGGCGATACTCACGCCGAACCTGAAAGCCATCTGGACCGCCCACCATACGCGCACCAGCGACGAGACATTCGCGGACATGTGCGAGATGGAGCGCAATCCAGTGCTCGGCCGGTACGTGGAACGCATCCGCAGGGCGAACGGCCAACAGGAGATCACGTTCACGTCCGGCAGCCGCATCATGTTCGGCGCCCGCGAAAACGGCTTCGGCCGAGGATTGCACAGCGTGGACGTGGCCGTGTTCGACGAAGCGCAGATTCTCACAGTGCGCGCGGTGGACAATATGATTCCGGTTTTGAACACGAGTCCTAACCCACTGGTCGTGTATATGGGCAATCCACCTAAGCCGGGAGACCAGTGCGAGGCGTTCACGGAGAAGCGCATGCACGCGTTGAACCATGACGGGAACCTCCTCTACGTGGAGCTCGCCGCCGACAAGGATGCGGATCCGGACGACCGCGAACAGTGGGCTAAAGCGAATCCCAGCTATCCGAAACGTACAAGCGAACAGGCAATCATGCGCATGCGCAACAACCTGTCGGACGATTCATTCCGTCGTGAGGCGCTTGGCATATGGGATGAGACCGCCACCGCGTACGCCATCAGCCCGGACCTGTGGCAGGCCGCGGCCATCGACGACGTGCCTGATGGGGGAACCGTGAGCTTCGGCATCGACATGCCTCCGGACAGGAGCGTGCTGACCATCGGAGCCGCGCTACGGTACGCGGACGGTTCGGCCGTCATCCAGATGGCGAACATCAAGGACGCACGGCAGGCGGGAACCATGTGGGCCGTGGACTGGCTCGCCGAACATTGGCCGAAGACCGCCAGCGTGGTCATCGACGCGCAGTCGCCCGCTATGAGCCTGCTGCCCGAACTGAAGAAGGCGCATGTGAGGGTCACGGTGACGAACATGCAGGAGATGGGCCGCGCGTGCGGACGCTTCCTCGACATGCTCAAGGCCGGAACGCTCAAGCATCCACGGGACGAATACCAGCCGCAGCTGGCCGCAGCCGTCAAGGGCGCCACCACGCGGCCTCTTGGACAGTCCGGCGCGATCGCCTGGAACAAACTCGGCAGCGATGTCGACATCACGCCGCTCGTGTCCACCACTCTCGCCCTGTATGGGGCGTTCACGACGAAACGACATCCGGGAAGACGACAGGAGGTGATGTTCTGATGGTGTTCTACATGGCCGACGGCACAACGGTAAGTGTCGCTCCGAAATTCACCGGCAGCAGCTACCTCGACACCGCAAGCGGAAACGTCGGCACCATCCTCGGCGTCGACGACGAGGACATGCCCATCATCCACGAACTGTTGCGCGTGTGGCGTGAGAAATACCCACGCAACCTGATCCGCGGAGCCTACTACGACTGCAAGGAACGATTCAAAGACTTCGGAATCTCCATCCCCGACCAGATCAAAAACAAGGTCGAGGCGATGATCGGATGGCCCGAACTGGCCGTCCGATCATTGAGCGACCTGAGCGACCTGGAAGGGTTCAGCGTATCCGGCGACGACACGATGGGCGTCAACGACCTGTTCGAGGACAACCAATTGGACGTGGCCACGTCAGAACTGATCGTATCCGCTTACAAGCACTCATGCAGCTTCCTGACCATCGCCGCAGACCCGGAGAATCCGGACCGGATCAGCATGATCCCACGCTCCGCCGACTGGTCCGCTGGAATCTGGGACCGACGCAACCACCGTCTGGCCGCGGCATTGACCATCACCGAGGACGACAAGGACGGACGAATCTGCGCGTTCAACGTGTGGCTCCCCGGCAAGGTCTACGAATGCTCCGGCCACCTGACCCCATGGCGGGCGGAGAAAATCGAAACGAACTTCGACCAGCCGACTGCCGTCGCGCTCGCCTACGACAGGCAGATGGACCGGCCATTCGGCCACAGCCGCATCAGCCGTTCGCTCATGAGCCTCGTCGACGCCGGATTCCGCACCGTGGTCCGCATGGAGGCGTCGGCCGAATTCTATTCCGTTCCGAAACTCTGGTTCATCGGAGCGAACAGGGACGCGTTCAGCAGCAACACATGGACGAGTCTCATCCAGGCGATCAACGCGATCACCGCGGACGAGAACGGAGAGCTTCCCCAACTGCATCAGGTGCAGCAGGCGTCCATGACGCCCCATTCGGACATGCTCAAGACCTTGGCCATGCTCGTCGCCTCGCAGACCCGAGTGCCGGTCGACTATCTGGGCATCACGTTGGACAATCCGACCAGCGCCGAGGCCATGGCATCCGCCGAACGACGGTTGACGCGCATCGCCGACAAGCAGAACGTGGCCTTCGGACGGGAACTCAAACGGGCCATGGGCATCGCCGTGGCATTGCGCGAAGGCGCGAACACGATACCCGACTCCATGCGCGACGTGCATCCGGTATGGGCGCCCACAAGGGAAATCTCCGACGCGGCGCGCGCCGACGCGTTCACGAAGATCGCCGACAAGATCACCGGCTACGCCGACTCCGATGTCGGACTCGAACGTCTCGGCCTGACCCGCGAGGAAATCACCCGCCTACGCGCCGACCAGCAACGGCAGAAATCGGAACAACGCATCGACCAGCTCATGGACAGAAGCGCGGCGTCCTCGGAGGTGACGGATGGATCTGAACAATCTGGATCTGCCGGAACCGGCGAAAGCGCAGCTTCGTCAGAAACTGGAGAAACTGCATAGGGATTACGAGACTGATCTTGAGAATCTGACAGACGACGCCACCGACGCGATGGAATCCGCGAAACCGTTGGAACGACAAGACATAGTGCTCATGTACACCCGCGATGCGTCCGAACGATCACGCAGGTACTACACTGACACCAGGAACCTGTGGCAGAAATACGCCGGCATCAAAATGCCGCCCTACGTCTCATCTACTTGCGACGAATATGAAGTGCTATACCGTCAGGTAGGCGGTTTCACTGGAACCGATTGGAATGGGCATAACTACACTAATTTGAAGCATGGCAACGCCAACGGGCTGACTGTTGAAGACCTTTGGCCCGACCTGAAGACGGTGGACGACTGGCAGCAGTTCATTGCCGACATGATGAGCAGGTCTGTACGATTGACCACGCAGAACAACCGCGACGCCGACGAGACGCATCCTGGATGGGCACGCGTCCCACGAGGCTCCAATCCTTGTGCATTTTGCGTGATGCTCGCCAGCCGAGGATTCGCATACACCAGTGAGGAAAGCGCGGACTTCGGCGGCTCTTTCCATAACGGCAAATGCCGTTGCATTCCCGTGTGCAGCTGGGGCAAGGACAAGATCTTCGGCTATGACCAAGCGAAGTATAAAGCCATGTACGATCAGGCCGTGCAAGCCATCAACGGCAACGCATTGGGAAAGAATTGGAAGTCCTCCGCCGAGGAAGCCGGAATCAAGTTGGATTCGGCCGACGCGAATGCCGTCACATTCGTTATGCGTCATAAGTTCCCTAAGCAATTGAGCGACGGGATCATGCCGAAGAAACGTGCGTCTTTCAAAGTCGAACATGATTTCACCGGCATGCGCGACGAGAAATCATTAAGCAAGAAAGGATGGGATGGAAGGCAGAAGGCGCTTGGCGTCCCAGTAGACGCAGACGTCCTTGAGATGCATGAAATCGTGTTCCTGGAACATTTCAAGTCACTCGGACAGCATTACGAATGGATTCCACGCGATACTTTGGGGCACAAATCGACGAATGACTTGAAATGGATTGAGCAAGACCTTGAGTGCGAGGTTAAGTCATCTCGGCAAAAACGCCCAGACTACGGATCCATTTCGAAGAACATCTCAAAAGCGGTATCCAAAGCCGAGCAGCATGGTGTCGTGAAGGATGCATTCATTGTGGATCTCACTGGATACTCGGCTCCGGAGAAACTGGTGACGCAACTTTCCCGCTATAACGCGCTGCATAAGAAAAACAAGATCAGACGTTTGTTCCTATTGGACAACAACGGGATGAGAGAAATCGAGCTGCAATAAAAACCCGGAGGCACTCCCGCACGAATAGGCTATTATTTCAAGTCTGCACGGGACCTCCGGTACTTCTATTTTACCAAAAACCATTGATTTCGGTGGATTGCCAGAGCAGACGAATGGACCCGACTGTAACTCGGGCGCTTCACAGCCGCGCAGGTGCGAATCCTGCATCCACCACTCGGCCAGCCATTCAGGTTGGCGGCGACCATGCGCCGTATCGCGTGGGAGGACCATACAGCGCACCGTGGCGCGGTCGAACTCGAATCCACGGGAAACAGCAAAGGAGAGCAGCATGTCCATCAGATTCCGATTCCCGGCACACATCCGTCTCATCGACGGCGGTGGCGACGAGGGCGGTTCCAATGACGGTGGCGACGGCGGTGAGCCGAGGTCGTTCACCCAGGAACAGGTCGACCAGATCGTCGAGAAGCGACTGGCCAAGGAGCGCGGCAAGTACAAGGACTACGACGAGCTCAAGTCCAAGGCCATGAAACTCGACGAGATGGAGAACGCCGGAAAGAGCGAAATCGACAAACTCAAGGAATCGAACGCGGCGCTGCGCAAGCAGATCGACGACGCCGCGGCTGAGAAGCAGCACGCGGAATGGGTGTCCGAAGTCGCCAAAGACAAGGACGTTCCGGCCGAACTGCTGCGCGGCGGAACCAAGGAGGAACTCGAGGCGCATGCGGACCTCCTGCACGCGGCGCTGCATCCGGCATCCAAGCCGCCTCAGGTGAGGAACCAGACGGGCTCTCCATCGCACCAGAACAACAACAAGGACGCCGAAGAGCTCTCGTACATCCACCAGCTCCTAGGCGAATAACCCAACCATCCGAAAGGACAAGTCATCATGGCGATGAAAACAGACCAGATCAAGCTCCCCGTGAGCGTGGCCACCGAAATCGTGAACAAGGCCAAGGACACCAGCACCATCGCGTCCCTGAGCCCCAGCACGCCACAGATCTTCTCCGACGCCGACTACCTCGTGTTCAACGGCAAGAGCGAAGCCGAGGTAGTGGCCGAAGGCGCGGTCAAGGGCAGCTACGAGCAGACCGTGGATTCCGTCGTGGCGAAGCGCTTCAAGGTGCAGACCACCACCCGCGTCACCAGCGAACTCCAGTGGGCCGACGAGGACAACCAGCTGCAGATCATCCGCAGCATCCAGGCCGATCAGGCAGCCGCACTGGGCCGCGCCCTCGACTACGTGATCTACCATGCGATCAACCCCAAGACCTGTGAGGCGCTCTCCGGATTCGTCCCATTGAGCACGTCCGCCGTGCAGGTGATCGCCACCGAGGATGAGATCGGCAACGTGGACGCTTTGGCCGACGCGCTGAACGACTCCTACGACATCAACGGTGTCGCCCTGTCCAAGACCTGGGCGTCCCGCCTGCGCAAGCTGCGCGTCCCCTCCACCGGCATGCGCTTCTACCCGGAGATCCCGCTGAACCTGCAGGCCGGCAGCCTGGACGGCATCACCGCCGCGACCTCCGGAACCGTCAACGGCCGACTGGCCAAGACCCCGACGAAGGTGCTCGCGTTCATGGGAGACTTCAGCCTCATCAAATGGGGCATGGTCCGCGACCTGACCAGCGAGATCATCGCCTACGGCGACCCGGACCAGACCGGCGTGGACCTGAAGGCCCATAACCAGATCGCATACCGCACCGAGGCGATGTACGCGTTCGCGATCATCGACCCGAACGCGTTCGCCGTACTCAAGGCCACGGAATGAGGTGAACGATGAGTTTCCCCATCCAGACCCTTGTGGTCAATCCGTCAGGTAAGAAGAAGCATACGATCGGACCGTTGGACGCGCAGGTGAGCCTTGTCAACAAGGATGGCACGGACTTCTCCGCCGGATCCAGCGCCTACGAGCTGCCGGCGGCCGGCGAGGACACCCTCGGCGGCATCAAGCAGTACGCGCCCGAACAAGCGATCGGCAACGTCGACAGCAACATCGCCGCGGCCGCGGCGGACACTCCGACCAAGGACGAATTCAACAAACTCGTCACCGCGTTCAACACGTTGGCGAAACAGTTCGACGACATCATCGCCGGCCTCGTATCCGCCGGGGCGGTCAAACTGCCGGACAAGAAGTGACCATGACGGACGAACCCGACATGTTCGCCACCTCCGACGATCTCGAACGGAGATGGCACAAGCTCACCGACGAGGAACGCGAGAAAGCCGACACGCATCTCGCGGACGTGACCGACTACATCAAGGAACGCTCGCCCATCTGGCGGCGGCTCCTCGAAGAACGGCCACGCCTGCTGACGAAGATCACCTGCGACATCGTCCGCAGAATCATGCAGGCCGACCCGTACGACATTCCCGGCGGCATCACGCAGATGAACCAGACCACCGGCAGCTTCAGCGAACAATACAGTTTCGGAGCGCCCACCGGCGACCTCTGGCTGCGCGACGACGAGAAACGCATCCTCGGCATCAACGCCCAACTCGCGTTCAGCGTCGACATGGCAACGGGGGAGACGTCCTAGTGGAAACCATCGAAATCTGGCGCGGCCAGTCCACCACCGACACGGACGGCAACCCCATCCAGGGCAAACCCGCCCGCGTCGGCACGTTCCAGGCGATGGTCGCGCCAACCTCCACCACCGACCAGACCGAGGAGAACGCCAGCCCGCAGACCATCGAATACACGATCCACATCCGCGGTAGCCAACCATCCGGCATCCAAGCCACCGACCTGATCAAAGTCAGAGGCATCCTCCTGCCCGTCAAAGGAAAACCGCAAGTGTGGAACAACCTCCACGGACGCCACATCGGCGACGTCATCACCGTGGGCGAACGGGAAGGATAAGCATGGCCAAACGATGCAGATTCGTATTCAACCGCAAGGCGTTCAGCCAACAGGTCCTCAAAAACGAGACATTGCGCTCGCGCATGAGGGACGCGGCCGAAGCCGCCGTAGAGGATGACTGTTGCATGGTCCGCGACCATGACGGCAAGAACCGCAGCGGCGTGGCGATCATCTGCCCGGCACCGGTGGAGAAGGCGCACGGCACGCTAGAGGACACGCTCGGAAGGATGCGCGTATGAGCATCCCGGTCACTCCCCGCCGCACGGAACCCCTGCTCCTGCCCAAACTGAGGACACTGTTCCCGGACGTGACGTTCGACACCATCGAACGAGCCGACCTCGAACCGCCCTTCACCGAAGCCACGCTGGCCGACTCCATACAAGGCATGAGCACCCCAATCTCGCAGTACGTGCGGCTGCGGCTGAGCGTGCGCTGCATGAGAGAGGACCATACGGGCGACTGGGACAAGGCCGCACGCCTGTGGGCCGACATCGCGAGGGAGATCATCGGGCTCGGAAACGTCGCGCCGCTCATCGACGCGTCACTCGAATCCGGGCCGGTACGCATGACGGACGAGGACAAGAGGCTGGTGTGCGCGTACGGCGTGCTCCTGCTCGAGGTCACCGTCAACTGAAACACAACCAAAGACAACGTGCCGCCACACGCGAAGAACGGAAAGGTGCAGACGAATGTCTGACAACAACGAAAAAACCACCGTCGCCGCGCAGGGCGCGACTGACTACGGGTACGTGTCCAGCGGCAACACCGCAGGCAACGTGCGCCTGATCAAGAACTACGCGCTGTTCCTGTTCCCCAAGGGCGACAGCACGTTCGTGGCTCCGACCGGAGTGGCCTGGACCCCGCCGGCAAGCAAGAAGCCGATCGGCTACTCCACGGAGGATGGCGCCGTACTGCATCCGGAACCGGGCGACAGCACCGACTACAAGGCCCACAACGGCGACATCGTCCTGTCCGACACGGATCCGGGCTACTGGACCCTGCAGCTCGCCGCGATGGAGGGCCGCAATGATGTGGTGTCGGCCTACTTCGACGTGGACGTGGAATCCGACGGCGGCATCAGCATCAAGGGCGCCGGATTGAAGAAGGAGTGGATCCTCGTGCTGGTCGCGCTCGACCAGCAGGACCGTCCGTTCCTCCTGTACGGCACTAACGCGAAGGTGAGCGACCGTGACGACGTGAGCCTGAAATCCAGCGAGATCATGAACTTCAGCATGACGTTCAAGATGCTCAAGGGCACCAACGGCGAACAGTTCCACGCATGGGGCCTCGTCACTGAAGACGCCAAGTAGCCCATTGATTCTTCCCGTGCGGCCGATGGCGGTCGGCCGCACGGGACACCCATTCAACCGCCAACCATTAGAACGGAGCCAACATGAGCGACAAAGAATACCATGTCGTGGACGTAGACCTGACCGAAGCGGAAGAGCTCAAACCCGACGTGCACCTCGAGGTCGCCGGAGCGAAACTCGCCCTGCCGAACCTCAACAACGCGGAACTGCCCATCGAACTCGTCCAGGCCATCCTCCTGATCAAAAGCAAGCCCGCATTGTCCGACGAGGAAACCGCGGCCTGCGTGAGCACGTTCCTCGCCTACTTCCAGACGATGCAGCCGAACTTCTGGAACGTGCTGCGCAAGACCAAACGTCCGATGGCCTACCTCACCGCGACCATCAAGACGTGGGCCGAGGAATCCGGACTGGACCCAAAAGCGTTTACCTCGCCCACCTCTGGAACAACAATCGCGCGGCACTAGCCTACGACTGGATCCGAGCGTACGGGCAGATCTACAGGCCCGTACGCTTCCGGGAATGGGTTGAAGGCCAACGTCCACGAGTCGATTGGGGACTCGCCTGGGCGTTGACCCGCGAAATCCTCAAAGACCATACGAGCCACTCGTGGATGGCGTTGCAGAACGCCGTCTACGCGCCCGACGGAGCCGAACAGGCGGTCTGGACGCTGTCCGGACAACGCAAACGCCCATGGTTCGACCACGAGCACGACCCGCTCCGCCCGCCAACCCCGACGCACAACCTCACCCGCCGTCAACGCGAGGACAGGGAACGGCTCAAAGCCTACTTCCACATCAACGACGACCTCTGACTCCGACCGCCATCGGAATCCCAACCTACGAATAAGGAAACACGATGGCAGCACAGGACATAGGCGTCGCATACGTCCACGTCGAACCATCCGGCAAAGGATTCGGCAAAAGCATCGAAGGCGACATCGGCGACGCCGTCAACAAAGCCTCCAAGAAAAGCTCCAGCACCCTCATCTCGAAGATCGGCGGAGCATTCGGCAAAATCGGCAAGGTCGGCACAGGCGCGATCGCCACCCTCGCCGGCGGCATCACCGCATTGGCCGCCAAAGGCGGCTTCACCCGCGCCCTCAACATCGAAAACGCGCAAGCCAAACTCAAAGGCCTCGGCCACGACAGCGCCAGCGTCACCGAAATCATGAACGACGCGCTCGCCTCCGTCAAAGGCACCGCGTTCGGACTGGGTGACGCCGCGACCGTCGCGGCCAGCCTGTCAGCATCCGGCATCAAGGAAGGCGACCAGCTCACACAGGTCCTCAAGACCGTCGCCGACACCGCGCAGATCAGCGGCAGAAGCCTCACCGACATCGGCATGATCTTCGGTTCCGTCGCCGCCCGAGGCAAACTCCAGGGCGACGACATGCTCCAGCTCATGTCGGGAGGCATCCCAGTCCTCCAAATGCTCGGCAAGCACCTGAACAAGACCAGCGCCGAAGTGTCCGACATGGTCTCGGACGGCAAAATCGACTTCCAAACCTTCGCCGACGCCATGCAGGAAGGCCTAGGCGGCGCCGCACTATCCGCAGGCACCACATTCACCGGCGCCCTGGCCAACGTGAAAGCCGCGTTGAGCCGACTCGGAGAAACAGCCGCCACACCAGTCCTCGACGGCTTACGAGGCCTGTTCAACCAAGCCATCCCACTCATCGACACATTCACCGCAGCCGTCACACCAACCCTGCAAAAAGTCGGAGCGGCACTCCAACAAGGTCTCGAGAACGCGATACCCGCCACACAGGCGAAACTCAAAAACCTTGGCGACACGATCTCCAACATCCCCGGCTTCCAGATGCTCGCCTCGGCGACGGCCAGCCTCAAAAGCCAACTCACTGGCCTCTGGAACGCAATCACATCACTCATAGGCGGACTCAACAATGGCGGCGAAGCCGCCACAATGTTCTCCACAACCGCCGGCGCGCTCGCGGGAGTGGTCGCTTCGGTCGCGCAGGCGTTGTCGAACGCGGCGGGATGGGCGAAGACGTTCGTCAACACGTTCATCGAGACGGGCGCGTTGCAGCCGTTCCTTGAAAGCCTGACCGGCGTCATCTCCGGATTGGGCTCGCTGGTTTCCGGATTGGCGGCCGCGGTCTCGCAGGCCTTCGGCTTCAACGACAGCGCGCGCACCGCCAGTTCCGCGGCGCAGAGCTTCGCCGGACTGTTGAACACTTTGACCGGCGTGCTCATGACGGTGGGAGGCTGGCTGCAGTCGGTCGGACAGTGGGCGCAGCAGAACGGCGCACTGGTATCCGGCGCGTTGAAAGCCATCACCATTGCATTGCTCGCGGTCAAAGGCTGGGATATCGTCTCGGCCGGGCTGAAGACAGTTTCCGGTGGACTGAAGGCCATTTCCGCGACTGCCTCCGGTGTGGAGAAGACCGCTACGGCCACGTTCGATTTGATTGGCAAGATCTCCGACGCGGGAAGCGCGGCCGGAGGACTGAAGCAACTCGCCGGCTCGTTCAACATCGTCAAGGCCGCCCAATCGGCGTGGAGCGCGGTGACCAAGGCTGCTACCGCCGTGCAGCTGGCATTCAGCGCTGCCTTGGATGCGAATCCGATCGGAATGCTCGTCGTAGCCATCGGCGCGGTCGTCGCCGCGCTGACATGGTTCTTCACCCAAACCGAAACGGGCAAACGACTCTGGAACAGCTTCGCCACATGGTTCATGGGAATCTGGAACCAGATCAGCACCGCATGCCAGCCAATCCTGCAAGCCATCGCCACATTCATCACCCAGACCATGAGCCAAATCCAACAAATCTGGCAAACCGGATGGACACTCATCACCACCATCCTCCAAAACGTCTGGAACACGATCGGCCCCATCATCATGACCGCACTCACCGCGATCATCACCGGCATCCAAACATTCATCACCACCATCACACCACTCCTGCAAGCCGGAATACAGAACATCCAAACCATCTTCCAAACCGCCGCCACCATCATCAGCACGGTCTGGAACGGACTCTGGAACACCATATCCACCGTCATACAAGGCGCATGGACCATCATCACCACAATCATCAGCACCGCACTCACCGTCATCCAAGGCATCATCCAACTGGCGCTCGCGGTCGTCAACGGGAACTGGAGCGCCGCATGGTCGGCCATCCAGGGCATCGCGTCGGCAGTGTGGGGCGGCATCCAAGGCGTCGTCTCCGCCGGCATCGGCATGGTCAGAGGAGTGGTATCCGCCGCATGCTCGACAATCCGGAGCGTGTGGACCGCGTTGTGGAATGGCGTCGGAAGCATTGTGTCGAGCGTCTGGGGCGGCATCGTCGGCACCGTAAGCAACATGGTTGGCCGTGTCGGGAGCGTCGTGAGCGGGATCGGCGGAACCGTCCGGAGCGCGGTGTCCGGCGCGGGAAGCTGGCTCGTCAGCGCGGGACGCAACATCATCCAGGGATTGATCAACGGCATCACAGGAATGGTCGGCTCGTTGTATTCCAGCATCACCAACGCGTTGTCGGGCTTGGTGGACAAGGCCAAGAACGCTTTGGGCATCCACTCGCCGTCGCGTGTGTTCCGCGACGAGGTCGGCGTGATGGTCGGACGTGGCATGGCATTGGGCATCGACGATTCCGCGCATGTGGTCAGCCGTTCCATGGATTCGCTCGTCTCCACGATGAGCCTCTCCGACGCGGACTGGTCGAAGACCGGCAGGCTGAACGTCACGGCCGGCACCGGCGCCAATGCCGGCGACGGCGATCTGCGGGAACTCATCGCGGCCGTCGAATCGCTGCACGACGACCTCGGATCAATCATCGCCAGGTACACGCCGACGATAGGGGACCGCGACTTCGCAAGGAAGGTGAGAAGTGCAATCGCTTGAATACGTGTGCGCCGCCACAGGTGAGCGCATCGGCTTCGAGGGGCCGCTGTACGGCGAGACGCTCACGGGACTGCGAGCCCGCGTCTGGGACTACAGCCTCGCCTCACGTGGCATGACGGGCATCACCCGCAAGGCACGCGAGGCGACAGTCACCGTGAAGATCCACGATTCTCCGGCCACGCTCGACCTACTGCGCCGCCTCGCGGACGCCGACATGGCATCCGGGAACCCGGGCACGCTCGTGGCCGACGGCGAATGGGAAGCCAAAGCGTGGATCACGAAAAGCGAACCGCAATCCATCACGCCCACGATGGTCGAGACGCAGTTGACCATCGTGCTGGCCGATGGCGTGTGGCGCCGTCCGACCATGACGCATTTCACGCCGCGATACGATTCCGGAACCGCCGACCTTGACTATCCATATGATTATCCGCATGATTTCGCCGGCATGGCATTGGGTGCCGAGATCGTCAACGACACGTCCATCCCGCAGCCGGTCAAGCTCACGATATTCGGACCATGCGCGCAACCGTACGTCATCATCGGAAACAACCGGTACGAGGTCGACGTGACCGTGCCATCCGGCTCGCGTCTGGAAATCGACGGCACCGGCGATGTCAGGACCGTCACCATGGTCAGCGGCACAGGTCTCGTCACAAACTGCTTCGCGCAGGCCGTGCGAGGGTCGGGCAAGGATTCCGGCCGGTACGTGTTCCAACCGCTCGCGCCCGGAACACAGCCGATCAGCTGGCCGGGAGGATTCCAATTCGACTTGACGGTCTGCGAGGAAAGGAGCGAACCGCCATGGACCTGATCGTCACCGACGCCACAGGCAAACCCGTGGCGAGCCACGCCTCATACACGCTCGACCTCGCGTTCGGTAGCGGGGAGAACGACTTCGACCTGCAGGTCGAAGACGCCGCGCTCAAGGCGGGGAGCCGCATCATGATCGACGGCACCGAGTACGGCGGCATCATCGACGACACGGATGTCGACGTGGACGGAGGCCTGTCCACCGTCACATGGCATGGCCGCGACTGGCATGGAGTGCTCGCCTCGAAGATCATCGAACCGGACAGGAACAACGATTACCTCACCCTGTCCGGCACGATTCCCGTCATTATGCGCACGCTCGTCAGCCGTGCGGGATTGCAAGGCCTGTTCACCGTCACCGACGAAAGCGCCGACCACAAGACCACCTGCCAGTTCGACCGGTACGTGGACCTGTACAGCGGTCTGGTCAAGATGCTCAGGGCAAGCGGACTCAAACTCCGGTTGCGTAATGACGGCGACAAGGTATCCATGAGCGCCATGCCCGTCCGCACGATCGGCGACAGCATCGACTCGGACCTCATCGACTTCACCGCCAAACAGGCGGCGCACCCGATCAACCATCTCATCTGCCTGGGCAAGGGCGAACTCAAGGACCGTACCGTCATCCACTGGTACGCCGACGCGAACGGCACGTTCAGCCACACGCAGACCCTCAAAGGCCTTGACGAACGCACCGCCACATACGAGTTGTCCAACGCCGAAGCCGACGAGCTCGAGGACAAGGGCAGGCAGAAATTCCAGGAGCTTCGGAACACCAGCACCATCGACGTGGACATTCCCGACGGCATCGACGCGGACGTTGGCGACCTGGTCACGGGTCGTGACAACAACACGGGCCTCGTCGTCACTGCCGAGATCTCCAAGAAGATCGTCAAGGTTTCGGGAGGCGTGCTCACCGTCACCTACGAATCCGGAGGTGCCAGCGCCGGCGGCAACAGCGGAGAATCCTCCATCGGGGATGGTGGCCACGCCTACTACGCTGGAGCCGGCCTCAAACTCGACGCCTGGACGTTCAGCGCCGACGTGACCAGAAACGACATCGACTCGCTCAACAACGCATTGTCGGGTAAACAGCCGAAAGGCGACTACATCACCGGCCTGAAAATCGGTTCGGTGGACACGCTCGCCCCCGGTGCACAGGCAAGCGCGTCGCTTACGGGCGCCGGCAGCGACAAAACCTTGAATTTGGGGCTTCCGAAAGGCGACCAGGGTCCGCAAGGGGAGAAGGGCGACAAGGGCGACGCAGGACCACAGGGGGCCACCGGAGCGACCGGACCCACCGGTCCTCGGGGAGAGAAAGGAGCGATCGGGGAGCGAGGGCCGCAAGGCGTCGCCGGTCCCGAAGGCCCGCAGGGACTGCAGGGGATACGCGGCGAGAAAGGCGATAAGGGTGATGCCGGCGCGATCGGCGCGGCGGGACCGCAAGGCCCGACGGGTTCCACAGGTCCGCAGGGTCCCACGGGTCCACAGGGAGCGACCGGCCCCCAGGGCAGACAAGGCATCCAAGGTTCCCAAGGCATCCAGGGCCCGCAAGGGGAGAAGGGTGACAAGGGCGACAGCGGCGTATCCGCCCCCTCGAACGGCTTCTTCACGCTCAGCATGGAAGGCGACGGCGACCTGTACGTGAACTATCCGGACAACACGAACCCACCCTCGTTCGTCTGGGACTCCGAGAGCGGGAACCTGTACGTAGACATCCCGGAAAGGTGACACATGGCGCGACTATTGATCGGCAACATCAAAGGCCCCAAAGGTGACAAGGGCGATACCGGGGCCACCGGCCCGCAAGGCAAGCAAGGAGCGCAGGGCGTTCAGGGAGCTAAAGGCGACGTCGGCCTTCCGGCGCTCGTGATGAAAAAATCCCTCGTCGGCGAATATCCGGTGGGATCCACTTTCACGGGGAACGTGAGCGAATGGTTGAACCGAACACCACTCGCCAACGAATATTCGACCGCATTGTCAGGTGGCGGAAAATACAGCATCGTCTGGCAGTGCGTTTCACAGTCCGGCAGCCTATTCACGGGAAAGACGATTTCCCGTCAATCCATCATCGGAACGCAAGGCCCCAAAGGTGACAAGGGCGATACCGGGGCCACCGGCCCGCAAGGCAAGCAAGGAGCGCAGGGCGTTCAGGGAATGCAGGGTCCACAGGGGCCGTCCGGTCCGCAGGGCGCCAGCGGCGTGACGGCACCTGCATCAGGATTCTTCACGCTCCAGGTCGATCCGAACGGAGACCTGTACGCCGTATACGCGGACACGGCCACCGCGTCAGAAGCTCCCGTCTCCTACGATCAAGCGACTGGCGACCTGTACTACACGATCAACGACGGAAAATAAGGAGCACGCATGACGAAGATTCTGCTTGGCAATGTCAAAGGCCCCAAGGGCGACACCGGACCGCAAGGCAAGCAAGGAGTGCAAGGACCGCAAGGCCCGACCGGGGCCACCGGAGCGACCGGCGCCACCGGGGCGAAGGGTCCAACGGGAGCCACTGGGCCACGAGGACTGAGCCTGCGGAAATTCAATGGCGACATCGACGGTTCGGGTGCGGGCGGAGAAGTGAGAAAAATTGCCCTATCTGGTATTCAGCCAAATGGAAACCTGCAGGTCGGAGACACCATTTTTGACCAATATCAACGCACAGATGGTCTTGAACTTGGGTTCTGGCAGGTCACCGCCATCAACGGTAGCGATGTGACTGTCAAAGGCGTCGGTAGCTACGTCGTGCACAGAGGGCCGAAGGGTGACAAGGGAGACAACGGCATGAGCGTGAGCCAGGCATTCATCGCCGCCCACCCCGTGGGCTCCCTTTACTGGACCACTTCCACGGCTAATCCGGGAACAACCTACGGAGGCACTTGGAAGGAATGCGGCACGACGCTTCCGGGACACATCTACCAGCGCACAGCCTGAAAGAGAAAGGAACATCAATGGCACGAACCACGAACATCACCAGATACACCTGCGACCGATGCCACGCCTCCGCATACCTCGCCGACGGTGACCCACGCACCTCCAGCGACTGGCACGACATCACCCACACCACCGTCGACGGAGTCGCACAGGGCGCGCTCGTCTGTACCGCATGCTGGCAGACGTTCAAAGCGCTGGCAGCCACGCAGGACGCCGCCTACGCCGCATACCTCAACAACACAACAGATAGGAAGGAATGACCATGACCATGAATCTCATCACCGGCAAGGCCGGCGCTCCGCACATCACATCCAGCGACCAAGGAGCCATGCAGGCCGGACTGGTCGGAAACGGCAACTACCTGCTGCAAGGCAGCGACGGCAAATTCCCCGCCGTGACCATGCAGTCAGCAAACAAAGCGCTCATCCCGGTCCTCAACCTTGTGATCGAAGGACGATACGCACGCGTCACCGCGGCGGAAACCGTCACCATCGAAAGCGGAGTCACAGGACGGAACCGCAACGACCTAATCTGCGTGAAATACACGCGAGACTCGAACAACATCGAAACGATCGCGCTCGCGGTGCTGAAGGGCACCGCCACCAGTGGCGCGGCGGCTGACCCCACGGTACCGTCGGGTAGTATCCTGAACAATTCCGGCACCGTATGGATTCCGATCGCCCGTATCCCGATCAGTGGCATCACCGCTGGAACTCCTGTCATGCTCGTCAAGCAGTTGCCTCCGATGAGCCAGCTGTGGGATTCCGTAACCCAGCCATGGAAACCTCCATACACGAACAGCATACTCACTCTATGTCGCGTCGGACGCATCGTCACGATCAACGGCAACGTCAAGTTCGACGGCAGTGGACAGCAGAACTACTCGACGGCGATTGAGACCTTCCCAGAAGCGTTCCGTCCGCTCGCCGACCAGAGCATCATATCGTTCCCGTCCTGCGGTTTCAGCCTGCTTGTCATGCGTGATGGGAAGGTGCAGATGCTTGGCGACCCGAAATCCGCTTACTCCACGGCGCACGGCTGTTGGATGGCACTGCAATAGCTTTCCGTAACCCAGCTGTGGGATTCCGTAACCCTTTCCGCGCCGAACACGAACTGGAAAGTGAATTACCGCACCGCCTTGGTCGGCAGGATGCTTCTAGTCGCATTCCACGCCAATCGCATCAACACCGATTGGAACGCGGCGAAAGAGTGGGAGGTGTCACAGATTCTCAAACTCCCAGCCGGTTTGGAGGCGGCGTTCGAGGTACATTGCGCCGCAATATCCAATTCGAGCATCGGATTGCATGGCGTCGAAGTGCAGGTGGCGCAGGACGCCATCGTCTTGCGTTCCTCGGGAAAGATGACAGTAGGCGCAAACTGGGGATGGGTCGAAGGCTGTATCACGGTGCCACTTGTCTAGGAGAACGTCACTCCACTAGGAATCGGCATGGAAAAACGCTGCATCAGAATGTTCTCCCTGCCAACCCCGCCAAGTAACGTAATACTGCCATCTGGATTCCAATTCGCTTGCTTGTTGTAGCGCGGATCCGCAAGACTTGATCCAACACATCCCAGTCCAATTGTGGCCGATGGACGTATCCCTGACTGATATAACCAGACCCTATAGTTCGAGATTTGGACGGTTGATTTGAAAGAGCTCAAATCGACATACAGCATGTTGCCCTTGACGGTAATCGTGTTGGATCCACCATATAGGGCGCCAACAAACGATCCTGTGTCCTGAAACTTAAAGGTAGCAGTGAGGGCTACGGAAAGTTACGCGGCTCCGATGATGAGTCTTTCCCATGCCCGCTGCAGACTTCTCAGCACGGACAAATCGGGGCGGAGATAGTAGCGGGCGGTTGTCTTGATGTCGCTGTGACCGAGTTGTCGTGCGACCACTGAGATATCGGCTCCCGCAGCGATTGCCAGAGTGCCGAAGGTGTGCCTGAGGTTCCTTGGCGGCACGCAGGGGAGTTTCATGCGTTGGCACCATGACGTGTAATGAGCTGCCACCTGGTTGGCGTTCAGATCGCCGACCAGCCTGCCGGTTCTGCCGTGGCGCAATTGCGCGAGCCGTTTGACTGCGAACCGTGGTAGTGCGACCGTCCGTCGGCTCTGGTCGGTCTTCGGGTCGGTGACCGTTTCATGTCCAGCGACCCATTGCACTGACCTTTTGACGGTCACGATTCCCCGGCGTAAATCCAAGTCGGCCCATTCAATGCCGACGGACTCGCATCGGCGCAGTCCCGCGCAGACGGAGACCAATAACCAGGCTTCCAACGCGTGACCGTAGAAGCCTTTGAGCAGCCGTCTTACCTGTCTGGCGTCGAGCACGCGCGGCTCATACCGCCGCAGGTGCGGCAGTCTGATTTCACGACGTGTCACGTCATTGTCGGTGACTCCCTTGCGATAGGCGAGTCGGAGTATCGCCCGCAGCACGGCCCACGCCTTGCGCGCGGCGCCGGCCTGATTGAACGAGCCGAGCCACTCCTCGATGTCGTTCGCGGTGATTGACTCCATGTCGACGTCAGCCCATTTCGGCTGGATGTGGCAGCGGTAGGCCGACTCGTAGCCCACCCTCGTGCACTCGCGAAGCTTCCCGCAGGAGGGCCACCAGACCTCATCCACAAACGTTCCCAACAACATTTCAACCTCCAAAATCCCACACGTGGTTATCGCAGCTTCCAACGGTAGCCACGTGTGGGATTTTCCTTTCGGAAGGATTCCCAATGAGCCAGGAAACCATCGTCGCAATCGTTGTCGCCATCATCGGCAGCGGAGGCAGCGGCGTGTTCGTCACCTGGATTCTGAGCAAGGTCGACCAACGTCACGATCCACTGCATGAGGGCGTCAGGGAACTGTTGTTCTGCAAACTCGAGGCCCTGCACCGTCAGATGGTCGATGCAGGTGGTGTTGCGAGCATTCCGTTGAAGCAAAGCGCGGAACGAATATATGCCGCTTACCACGGTCTGGGCGGCAATGGAACCGGAACCTCGATGATCCAAGACATACGTGACGCGCATATCGCGAACACAGATTGAAAGATTCAAAAGATTTCCACACCGTCCGTACAAGGCGGACGGTACGGACAAAGGAAAGGAGAGGAATTGAACATCCTCAACAAAGGCAAACCGAGACACAAGCACATGAATCCACGCCGACAATGGCGCAAGCTACTGACCGCGCTCACGGTCGCCATCTCCATGGCTGTCGCGCCAGCCGCGATGGCCGACATGAACGGATACGACATCTCGAACTGGCAGTGCGGCATCGACACCGCGACCGTGCCGGCAGATTTCGTCATCGTCGGCACCACATGGGGGTCCGGCGGCGTATACGGTGGTTGCCTGTCCAACGGCGTCAACACCGACGCGAACCGTCAGCTCGCCGGCGCCGTCAACAGCGGCAAGGAGACCGGCGTCTACCATTACGCGCGCGGCGGCAACCCCGAGACCGAGGCCAGGTTCTTCGTCGACAACGTGCGAGGATATATTCGCAAAAGCGTACTGATCCTCGACTGGGAGGCGCAGGACAACGCCGCCTGGGGCGACAAGCAGTGGCCACGCAGGTGGGCGCGCGAGGTCAAGCGACTGACGGGCGTGAACCCCATCATCTACACGATGGACTCCGGCTACTGGCAGGTCGCCGGCATGGAGACCGAACTAAACTGCGGCATCTGGATCGCCCAGTACGCCACGAACATGGTCACCGGTTACCAGATTGCGCCGTGGAATATCGGCGCCCGCGGCGAGGTCATGCGCCAGTACACGTCCAACGGCAGTCTCAGCGGCTGGTCCGGACGACTCGACCTGAACAAGTTCCGTGGCGACCGCGCGGCATGGCGCAAGTACGCGAACCCTGACGACAAGGGCGCGGCGGATCTGCCGAGCGTCAAGCCGAAACCTCAGCCCACGACCGCTCCGACGGTCGACCTGAACGCCTTGGCCGCGCGCACCATCCGCGGCGACTTCGGCAACGATCCGGCCCGCAGGCAGGCGTTGGGTGGCAATTACGCGGCGGTCATGCAGATCGTCAACAGTCGCCTCGGCGGAGGTTCCGGCGGAACGGCCGCCACAGGTTCGCGTAGCGTCGTGGTCCGTTCCGGCGACACCATGAGTGCGATCGCCGCGAGGACCGGACTCCAGCCGGTGTCCGCCTGGCGTGTACCGAGCGGTGACGTCAATCGGATCTATCCGGGGCAGACCGTCACCTATGGCGGCGCGTCCGCGTCCACCGCTTCGAGCGTGGTCGGAGGCCATGTGGTCCGTTCCGGCGAAAGCCTGTGGAGCATCTACGGCTCCGGCTGGCAGTCGGCTGCCGCACGCAATGGCATCCGCAGCCCATACGTTATCTATCCCGGACAGTACCTGCGCTGAAACTCCCGTTTCCACGACTTTAAGCGTTGTGGAGACGGTTGCCGCAATGTTTAAGGAGGTGAAAAATGGATGAATCCAATAGCCCGCAATCCGATTACCTGCTGCCGGGCAGGGTATACGACATACTCAAGTGGTTCGCGTTGATCGCTTTGCCGGCCGTCGCATGGCTCGTCGGAGCGGTCGGCCCGCAATGGGGACTGCCACACTGCGGCGAACTCGTTACGACCATCAACGCGATCGGTTTGTTCGTCGGCGCTCTAATCGGCGTGAGCCAGCTCACGTCTGTCAAGGCCGACGAGGACGGCCAGTGATTAATTTTCTGACGTGAGACTCGCACTCGCCCCTCTCTCAGCTTCTATGCTGGGGGAGGGGCCTTTTTCATTTTCCGATGGAAGGCTGCGCGGTTCGACCACATCGACACGATATCAACACGATGACAGTTGCGAACAGTTAATTTCAACAAAGCGAACCACTGCGTATCGTATTGTTAAGAACGTTGGAATTTCAACGTTCTTGACAATGCTCACACCCGGCTACGCTCAGTCATGCCATGCCCGAATATAGCAGAATGTCGCAGGTTCAAATCCTGTCAGCCCGACCGGAGCCCTTGGAAACATTATGTTTCCAAGGCTTTATTTTTTCTTGGCCGTAGGCTATCGACACGATTCGACACGATGACCGCGCAACCTCCGCGTCTAGACGGTCTTCAACTGTTCAGCGCGCAGCTCGCCAATCGCGTCCGCCACATCGTCCAATCGTTCCGGCCAGAGAGCCGTGTATGTGTTCAGCGTGATGCTGGGTGAGGAGTGGCCGAGCTGCATCTGTAGGGTCTTCACGTCCGCGCCTTGAGCAATTGCAAAGCTCGCATAGCTATGCCTCAAACTATGGATGGTCACGCCCTCGTCCTCCATGCCGGCCAGTCGGACGGCCTTTCGCCAGACACGCGTCCGCCACGTGTTCGTCCACAGGTTCCCGCCTCTTGCCGCGCGGAACAGCCAGTCGTCGTCGCCCATGCCCTCCATCTGCCGTTCGATGGACGGTATGAGGAATCTGGGTATGGCGATGCTGCGCGGTTTGCCGTTCTTCGGCGTGCCCAGCACAAGCCTGCCTTTGCCGTCGTCGGTCCAAGTGCGGCGGATGCGCGCCCTGCGTGAATCCACATCCACGTCGCTGCATTTGAGTGCCAGCGTCTCGCCAATGCGGGCACCGGTGTATGCCTGCCAGCGGACGATCAGCCCGTCTACCGGCCGTCCTGCCCGTTCGGCCATGCCGGCCAGCAACTCCACCTCCTCGACGGTAAGGAACACCATGTCGTCATCGGATTGCGTGATGCGCGGCACGGTGACCTTTTCAATGGGGTTCTCTCCGATCCAGCCGTGCTCCAAGGCGAATTCCATGACACCGCCCATGACGACCTTGACGATGTTGCGGATGCTGCGTGGACTCAATGGCTTCGATTCGCGATCGTCCTGCAGTTCGGCGGGATACCCGCCTTCGGTGAGCTGCGTGACCCACTGTTGCAGTTCGTCGCGTTGGATTTCCCTCAGTGTGCGATCGCCCCACTTGGGGTTGATATAAACGCGCAATTCGCGGCGGTATCTGCCCAAAGTGCCCTGTTTGATATCCATCTTGCCGTCCGTCCATTCGGAGGCAACGTCCCGGAAGATGCGTAGTTCCTGCTGCGGGTCGCGGTATTTGCCGCGTCTGATGTCGTCCTCGATGGCCGCTGCGTATTCCTCAGCGTCACGGAGCTTGGCGAAGTTCCGTGATTTCTGGACGCGTTTGCCGTCTCGAAGCGTGTACCAGCGGCATCTCCACCGTGAGCCTTGGCCGTACAGCGCGGACCGCCATTTGTCGGGCACATTGGCTTTCATCGGATCCTTCGCATTGGCCAGCGACTGTTTCGCGGCCCTGCTGGGCGGGTTGCCGTCCTCGTCGTTTTTGAGCCATCTGTCGTCTACGAACGCTCTGGCCATGGTTGTCTCTTTCCGAGGATCCGCGCTACACTGTGCGTGGAACCTCATTTTGGTGAAAACGGAAATGCTGATTGTTGGTTCCTTGGGTTCCGTCCGACTGTGTTCGGGCGGGACCCTTTTTTGTTTCCCGTCGCGGTATGTGGACGCTGAGCTTCTTTTATTGCACGCACACGCCGGAATCGTACAACAGCTGCCGATAGTCCGACAGTACTTGGATGGTGACGCCCAATTCCACGGCCATCATCCACGTATTGCCTTCGTATATCTGCTCCACCATGCCATAGTCCACGGGACTGATCAACGCCAGCGCGGTCTCCCTGCGACACCGGCGCTCGCACTTCAACCCGTATTGGCTACCACAGCCTGGATCGTGGTGTTTCGCGTGGATGAGCTCATGGCACAGCGTGCAACGGCGCTGGCGCTGGTTGAGCCAGTCGGCCAGCAGAATGAGTTTGTGTCGATCGTCGTATAGGCCGCATATGTCACGGGGAAGG